TCATCGAGACAGGAAAGACGAACTCCCCCACGTGGTGTTTAGCGTGAAGCTCTGACCGTCTTCCCGCGCGCGGATCGAAGCGACGACCTGCCTCAGCGCGCGGTTCTGCTCACTCACGGTGCCGGCGGGCCACTTCCCCCGCAGCGTAGCGATCTGCGCCCCACTCGGTGCCGCGCGGCTGGTGCTGGTGAGCTTCCGCTCGTCGGCGCGCAGCCGCGCGAGCTCGCTCTCGATGTCCGACGAGGCGCGCACGTACGCGGCCTCGGGGATGATGCCGCGAGTGTGCTGGCGGGTCAGGGTGACGAGTTCGACCTCGAGTGCGTTCTGCTCGCGGACGACGGCGTCGAGGCGTGCGCGCTGCGAGCTTGTGTCGACGCTGGCGTCGACCTCGGGGTCGAACGTCATCAGCCAGTCGGTGACGAGCGGTTCGACGGTGAGGGCTGAGACGTAGGCGCGGCCGTCATGCCCATTCAGTCGCTCACCGCAGATGTAGCCGCGGTAGAGCTTCCCGCCGGTGACGCTGCCCTTCCCGTGCATGCGGTTCCCGCAGGCGCAGATCATCAGGTTCGACAGCAGGTGGGCGTAGCTGCGTGGCTTTGCGCCGGTCTCGCGCCGCTGCTCACGCTCCCGGCGGTACTGCTCCCAGGTGTCGGCGTCGATGATGGGCTCGTGCTGGCCGGGGTAGGTGGTCTCGCGGTACGGGATCAGCCCGGCGTGGATGGGCGAGTCCATCACGGTCAGCGGCCGTGCGCGCCGCCAGAGGCCACCGTTAGGCGCCGGGACGCCTCGGAGGTTCAGCCACTGCGCGATCGCAGCGGACCCGTCACCGGAGAGGTAGCGGCGGTACATCTCGACGACCAGCGGAGCATGCTCGGCATGCGCGCGGATCCCGCCCTCGTGCCACTCCCACCCGAACGGCAGGCGCCCGGACGCGGGCAGCCCGAGCTTGAGGCGACGCTGCCGGACTTCCTCCCACTGCTCGCCGATCTGCTCCGACTGGAACGCGGCGTATTCGGTCATCACGCCGCGCGCGAATCGCCCGGACGCCGTCGCCGTGTCGATCGGCTCGGTCGCGGACTCGATCTTCCCGCCAGCGATGTCTGCCCGGTCGATCGCGAGCGCCCAGTCCTTTCGTGAGCGGGAGAGGCGGGACCACTTCCAGAGGACGACGACGTCGGCGTCCTTGCCCTCGAGCGCGGCCATCGTCCGTTGCACGGCGGGACGGTTCCAAGTGCGACCGGAGATCCCAGGGTCGGCTTCGACGCCGACGACGACGTAACCGGCACGGTCGCAGTAGTCGCGACAGGCAATCTCCTGCAGTTCGAGGCTGATCGATTCCTCGCGGTGCACGGACTGGCGGAGGTAGATGATGGCGCGCGGCGGGGTGTCCGTGAGCGCTCTGATGTTACGCATATGCGCTCCTGTAGCGCCATTGGCCGAGGCCCATGCGAGGGGTGGCGTACGAGATCCCGCGGAGCCGGGTGAGGCAGTGCCGCTGGTAAGTGTCGATGAGTTCCGGGGTCACGTCGAGGTCGTCGGCGATCTGCGCGGTGTCGTGGCTCATCTGCTCGGCGCGGGCGTAGTCCTCGGGGTGGATGAGGAGGTACGCGGCGTAGATGTCGGCGAGGCGCTCGTGGTCCGGGTTGTCTTCGCACTCGTGCCCGTGGTGTGCGTGGCCGAGTTCATGGGCGAGGACGCAGCGCTGCTCGATCGGGGTGAGGTCGAAGTCGTAGACGGCCCGTGAACGCTCGATATCGAACCAGCCGCGGTATGGGGCCGGAAGGTGTGCGACGTGCACGGAGATCCCCATGCGTGCCGCGTGGGCTAGCAGTTCGCGCAAGTCTGGCTCCCTCCAAGTCAGTCTGCTCACTCTCTCCCCCGCCGGGGACATTACTCAGCGTGCGGGTGCTCGGAGCGCTTGGGCCGCTTGTCGGCTGCGAGGCGCTCCGGGATGTCCTCAGAGGGGATGCGGCCGATGTACGGCACGTCCTCGGCGCCGCCGGTGTCCCTCTCCGCGAGCACTTCCTCGACAACGGCGGAAGACACGGGCTCAGTGAGGTCAGCCGACGCCGTGCCGTCATGCAGACGACGCACGACCTCGCGGGTGAGGTCCTGGTCTGCGAACTGGCTGAGGCTGTAGCGCCGGCTGAATGTGCGCGCCTCGGCGTCGGTGATGAACCCGACGGCGACGAAAGTGTCTGCGAAGTCGAGGTTGTACGCGCGAGCGATGGCGACGACGGTCTCGACGGTCAGCGAGGTCGTGCCGTTCAGCTGGCGGTTCAGCGTGGACTGGTCGAGTCCTGCGCGCATCGCGATCGCGCGCACGCTGCGCTCTTTGGTCTGGACGCGGAAGTACTCGGCGAGGTCGTTTGGGGCCATGCGGCTAGTTTGTAGCAACTTTGCATCAACGTCAAGCACTTTGGCTTGATTTGATGCACAGTCGCCTCGAATCTTTGCCTCACTGAGTCAGATTCGCTTAACACTCTCCCCTTTCTGTGTCAGACTTGCCTCAACATGATGCAACGCTGCTACATGAAAGGAGGAGGTATGGCACATTCCATCCGCATCAAGGACGGCCTGGTGCAGCGTCTCCGTGAGTCCCGCGGGATCACCTCGGAAGACGCCTTCGCACGGTTCGTCGGATGCGACCGGATGACGCTGCGGCGCGTGATGGGCGGCACTCAGCCGTCAGGCGGGTTCATGGCGTCGTTCTGCACGGCGTTCGGCATGGGGCTCGGAGAGGTCTTCGACATCGTCGAGGACGAATCGCTCGCGGTGGCGTCGTGAAGACCCGCTCGCAAGCGCTCCGAGACCTCGGCCTCGTGATCGCCGAGATCGCCGCACAGACCGATCACCTCACGCCGCTCGAAGCGGCCGAGCGGGCATGGCGCCCGGACGGACCCCCGGTCGACGTCCTCGCCGCGCAGATCGCAGCGGGCCGCGAACTCATCGCCGCCTGACCAAAAGGAAACGCCCCCGCTGGAACGGGGGCGAATCACAAATGAAAGGGAGCACTACAGATGCTCAAGCTCATCGTACTCGAAGAGGAGCCTCAGCCGGTATCGGCTCAGGTCGCCGCCGACCGATTCCCGCCCGTCCTGGACCACCCGAAGGCGCCCGTCACCCGCGGTGACATCGGTGGGTTCGCGGATCTGGTCCTCGGGAAGGGGCGCATCTCATGAGCGCCGACGTCACCCGCCGTGCGATCGTCACCCACGCAGCCTGGTCGATTCCCGTGATCGCAGCCTCGACCGCTACACCTCTCGCGGCGGCGTCCGTGACGCCCCGCACCCCGATCGCGTGCGTCTACCTGCAGAACAACGGGCACGACGGCGACAAGCGAAACGACTGGTGGCACGTCACCTACGACGACGGCACCGTCCAGATCCTCGACAACGGGACAGTCCAGTCCGACCGCGAGCTCAAGGCGCTGTGCGGGAAGAAGGCCCACTCGTGAGCGTCGACAGCATCGCCGCAGTGGCCGAGCCCGCGGGCCTGGACCTCACCACCTGGGGTCGCTGGCTCACTCTCGCCGAGGCGCTCGCTGAGCGCTCACTCGCCGACGACGAGAACGCCCATCCCGCGTTCGAGCGCGGCGTCCTCCCCGAGGTGTACGTCGGCGCGCTCGCGGAGCCGTGCGCCACCTGCAAGATCCCCGGCGCTCCTGCTCACGAGCCGTCCCGGCTCTGCCACTACCGGCCCCGGGCCGTGACCCACTGCACCTGCTCGGCGTGCTTCTGATGGTGCTTCTCCGCTGGGTCGCGATCCTCTGGGCGGTCATCTGCCTCGTGGCACTGTTCTTCGCCCCGCACGGCTGGCCATCGACACTCCTCGTCGCCGCGTTCGTCACCCTCTTCCTCTTCGTCCTCTGGACCTTCGGCACGTTCGCCGCGTCCGACCCCAACTCTCGAAAGGCACGACACCATGAGTAAGCGATTCTCCGTCTCCGACTACAAGGGCGTCCGACAGATCGACCTCTCCCCCGCCGGGAGCCTCGTCGTCATCGCTGGCGGCAACGGCGCAGGCAAGTCGTCGTTCATCGACGCGATCACGGAACTTTTCGACCCGAAGGGCGCGAAGCTCACCCCGAAGCCGATCCGCGAGGGCGCCGACGAGGCCCGCGCCGAGTACGTCGACGAGGACTTGCAGCTGCGCATCCGCCGCGTGTGGAAGCAGAACGGCAACGCCGGCACCCTGACCGTCGAGGCGCTCGACGGGGCGAAGTACTCGAAGCCGTCCGAGGTCGTCGCCGGGCTCCTCGGGGGTGCGATCTTCGACCCGGTCGAGTTCCTGAACCTCGACGAGCGCCGCCAGCGTGACGCGCTACTCGCGAAAGTCGACCTCCCGTTCGATCTTGACGAGCTCGCCAGCCAGAAGGCAGGCGCGGAGGCCCGTCGCCTTGAAGCAGGGCGCGACGTGAAGCGCCTGCAGGGTGCCCTCGATTCGCTCCCGAAGCCGGCGGAGGATGCCCCGGCCGAGGATATCCCTGCCGCCGGCATCCTCGAGGCCCTCGACTCGGCGCGGCTCGAGCAGCGCCTCGCCGAGGAAGCCCAGGCCGACTACGACGGCCTGGCTGCCCGATACGACGATCTCACCGTGCAGATTGAGGAGCTCGAAGCCCGGCGCAAGAAGGTCGGCGAGGAGCAGGAGGTCGCACGCGACCGTCTGCTGTCGCTTCCCGATCCGGTCGACATCGAGCCGCTCCAGGTGCAGCTGCGAAACTTCGACGCGATCAACCAGGCTGTCCGGGATCGGAAGGTCTACGAGCGCACTGCTGCGGACCTCGCGGCGGCGGCTCACCTGCACGAGGCCGCACAGGCAGCGCTCGACGCGATCGACGCTCAGAAGCGGTCGGGTCTCGCGAAGGCGAAGTTCCCTGTGAACGGCCTCTCGATCGATGAGGACGGCGTCACGTTCGACGGCGTCCCGTTCGGTCAGGTCAACTCCGCCATGCGCCGCCGGGTCGCGTTCGCGATCGCCACCTCCGGCGACCCGAAGCTCAAGCTCGTAATCGTCAAGGATGGGGACCTGCTCGACGCAGACTCCCTCGCCGCGATCCGTGAGATCGCCGATGAGCGCGGCTACATGGTGCTTATGGAGCGCGACCGCGACGAGTCCCGCAGCATCGGCTTCACCGTCCAGGACGGGGCGCTCGCATGAACGCTCTCTCTGTCCTGGATCGGACACTCGCCGACTCGAACGACCGGGAGTCGTGGCTGGCTCTGCACGGCGCGGGAAAGGTCATCGGCTCGTCGACGGCCGGGAAGTTCGCGAAGCCGGGATCGATCGAGACGTACGTTCGGCAGATCCTCGAGCCGCGCACGTTCTCAGGGAACGCGTCGACGGAATCAGGGAACCGGTGGGAGCCGATGCTCCTCGCCTGGGCCGGCGCGGAGGCGAACAGCCTGTTCGTGCACCACCCAGAGAACCGCCGCCACGCCGCGACTGTCGATGGCACGAAGCGCGACGCCTTCAATGACCTGGTGATCGTCGAGACGAAGGCGAAGCACCTCAAGGTCATCACCTATCCGACCCCGTACGAGGTGCGGCAACTGGCCTGGCAGCTGCACTGCATCCCCGAGGCGACGCACGCCGAGTGGGTGTGGGGCGAGCTCGTCCGCGACCAGGACGGCGAGTGGATCCTGCGCCGTGACCCGCAGACCCTCGTCTTTCTCCGGCACGATCCCCGCATCGTCGCCGCCACGCAGCTGATCGTCCCGATCGCTGAGCAAGTCCTGGCCGCGCTCGACGCGGCCCCCGTCCTCGAAGGAGCACCGTTCTGATGTCCACCGCAGTCGTCGCATACGAAGCCGCCGATCTCAACGACCGCATGAAGTACGCCCAGACCCTCGCCGCCGCTGGCGACCTGATCCCGAAGGGCCTCTGGAACAACGCCACGAACGTGAACGGCACGCTCGTCCCGGCGGCGCCGTCCCCGGGCAAGGTGCTGCTCGTCATGGAGACGGGCGCGATGCTCGGCCTTGCTCCTGCCGCTGCCCTGCAGTCGATCGACGTCGTCGAGGGCCGCGCGACACTCTCGGCTCGCCTCATGGGCGCGCTGATCCGGAAGGCCGGGCACAAGCTCGAAGTCGCCAAGACGGGCACCATCGCGGGCGGCGACTATTCCGTCACCGTGACCGGCACGCGGTCGGACGACGGCACCGTGTTCACGTCGACGTGGGACATCCCCCGCGCGATCCGCGCGCAGCTGGTGCAGGCGTACACGAAGAACTCCGACGGGCTCTGGCAGGTGCGGGCACGGAACAAGGAAGGGTCGGTCGCGAAGCCGTGGGAGGCGTACGCCGAACTGATGCCGGTGTGGCGTGCGATGTCCGAGGTCGGCCGCGAGGGCTTCGCCGACGTCCTGTTCGGCCTGTACTCCACCGAGGAGATGTCCGACGGAGGCATCCCGATCTCTGACCCGCCTCCGGCACCCGTGGAGCCGACGGAGGACTGGCAGAAGCTGTTCGACGCCGCGAAGACCCGCGCCGAGCTCGACGAGGTCGCCGCGCGGCTCGCGGAGAAGGGCGAGGGCACCGACAAGCTGCGCGCCGCATTCATGGCTCGCGCTGGCGTCCTTGCCCGCGAGGCGAACGTGGTCGACGCGGAGATCGTCGACGAGAACACCGGGGGCGGTGCGGCTGTTGACGGGGACCACCCCGAAGCAACAGGAGTGCCAGCCCGATCCGTCCCCGGTCCTGAACTGACGCCCGAGGAGTACGAGGCCGCGGAAGCCGGGCGCTTCGTCGACGGGCACGCGGAGGAGGCCGATCGTGACTGAGCTCATCCACGACCTGACCAGCGAAGTGATCGAGTACCGCCCGGTTTCCCCCGTCGAGGTCGAGTACATCATCCGCGTTCTCGGTGACCGCCTCGAGGCCGCGGTGCCCGTCCTGGATCAGCTGCAGCGCGAACGCTACGAGGCGGAGGAGGAGTACTCCCGGCAGTTCGAGACGGCGAAGCTCGCCTCTCGCCGCGAGATGGTCACTGACCGTCGCGCCGAAGCTCTCCTCACGTGCCTCCCGCAGATGCGTCTGGTCAACGAGGCGAAGGCGAAGCTCCACCACGCCGAGCACCTGCAGAAGGCGCTCACGGCGAAGCTCATGGGCTACCAGAACATCAACAAGGTCAACGGGGCCGCGATGCAGGTCGGAGGGATCGGCCGATGACTCTCGTCGACCTCCGCACCCCGGCGCGTGCCGGTGGCCGTCGCCGTGTGCCGTGGCATCACATCCAGATCACCGAGGCCTGCTGGCTGTGGACCGGACCCGTGTGGAAGGGCTATGGCAAGTCGAGTGGCACCACCGCGCACCGTCACGTCTGGCTCGCCCTCGGCCGCATCATCCCCGCCGGCCTCGAACTGGACCACCTGTGCCGGAAGCCGCTCTGCGTCAACCCCGACCACCTCGAACCAGTCACCCGCGCCGAGAACATCCGCCGTCGCTACGCGCTTTACACGCGCTGCAAGAGCGGCCACCGCTTCACCGCGGCGAACACCTACATCCGCCCGTCCGGGCACCGCGACTGCCGGAAGTGCATCCGCACCCGCAGCGCGAAGTACCGCCGGACACACCAGATCGGAATTGCAGCATGAGCGCGCTGACATCGAGAGCCTTCCTTGACCTTCCCACCACCACCCACGACGCATTCCTCCGCGAGAAGGTCGCGTTCGACCGGAGCTTCGGCTTCCCCGTGCACGGCGACGACCTTTCTCCCGTCCTGCTCCCCCATCAGCGCGACATCGTGCAGTGGGCGGTGCTCGGCGGACGTCGTGCGATCTTCGCGAAGTTCGGCCTCGGGAAGTCCGTCATGCAGCTGGAAACGCTGCGACTGATCCTGACGCACCCGGCATCGACCGTCGCCGGCGGCCGCGGCCTGATCATCGCTCCGCTCGGCGTCCGCGGCGAGTTCATCCGCGACGGCCGCGAACTCCTCGGACTCGAGGTGCGATTCATCCGCCGAACCGAAGAGATCGACCCAGCATGGTCCGGGATCTACGTCACGAACTACGAGAGCGTGCGAGACGGCCGTCTCGCCGTCGACGAGTTCGACGCTGTCAGCCTCGACGAGGCGTCGGTGCTGCGGTCGTTCGGATCGAAGACATACCAGGAGTTCCTGGGCCTCTTCGACGCGATCCCGTACCGGTTCGTAGCCACCGCGACCCCGTCCCCGAACCGGCACAAGGAGCTCATCCACTACGCCGGGTTCCTCGGCATCATGGACACCGGCCAGGCGCTCACGAGGTTCTTCCAGCGCGACTCATCGCAGGCCGGGAACCTGAAGCTGTACCCACACAAGGAGCGCGAGTTCTGGCTCTGGCTCAACACCTGGGCCTGCTTCGTGCAGCGACCGTCCGACCTCGGCCACTCCGACGCCGGCTACGACCTACCGCCGCTGCAGGTCGAGTGGCACCAGGTCGAGGTCGGCGTCCTCTCCGACGAGATCGATCGCGACGGTCAGGGCGTCCTCGTCCGCGGTGGAGCGATGTCGCTGCAGGGCGCGGCGAAGGAGAAGCGCGAGACGCTGCCCGACCGGGTGGCGGAACTGGAACGCATCGTCGTCTCCCACTGGGCGGATCCGGATGAGAAGGGCCAGATCATCCTCTGGTGCGACCTCAACGATGAGCAGAGCGCGATCGAGCGCATGCTCGCGGACCTCAACATCACCTACTCGTCGGTGCACGGCGGACTCGACGACATGGAGGCGGAGCGCCGACTCGACGCCTGGCGCGCGAAGGAGACGTATGCGCTGATCGGAAAGCCGGTGATGCTCGGGCAGGGGATGAACCTGCAGCAGTCGCACACGGCCGTCTTCGTCGGCGTGACGTACAAGTTCAACGACACGATCCAGGCCGTGCACCGCATCCAGCGCTTCGGGCAGCAGAGCGCGTGCGATGTCCACCTGATCTACGCCGAGACCGAGTCCGAGATCCGCGACACCCTCCTGGCGAAGTGGGAAGAGCACGACAAGCTCACCGACACCATGTCCGACGTTATCCGCGAGTTCGGGCTGAACCCGGCCGCGATCTCCGCCGCGCTCACTCGCGCGATGGGAGTAGAGCGGGTCGAGAAGTCCGGGCCCGGCTGGACGCTCGCGCTCAACGACTGTGTGATGGAGACCCGCGACCACATGGCCGAGAACTCGGTCGACCTGATCGTCACCTCGATCCCGTTCTCGAACCACTACGAGTACACGCCGAGCTACAACGACTTCGGGCACACGGACAACAACCTGCACTTCTGGCAGCAGATGGACTACCTCACCCCGGAGCTCCTGCGTGTGCTGCGCCCCGGCCGGATCTACGCCTGCCACGTGAAGGACCGCATCCAGTTCGGGGCCGTCACGGGCGCCGGCATCCCGACAGTGTCACCGTTCCACGCCGAGGCGCTCGCGCACGGCATCAAGCACGGCTTCGACTACATGGGGATGATCACCGTCACCACCGACGTCGTGCGAGAGAACAACCAGACCTACCGCCTCGGCTACACGGAGATGCGCAAGGACGGCACGAAGATGGGCGTCGGCTCGCCGGAATACATCCTGCTGTTCCACAAGCCGCAGAGCGACCGTTCGAAGGGCTACGCCGACGACCGGGTGGCGAAGGACATCCCCGACTACTCCCTCGCGCGCTGGCAGATCGATGCCGCCGCCGACTGGCGCTCCGCGGGTAACCGTCTGCTGACGCCCGAGGAGCTCGCGGCCGTCGAACCGAAGTACCGCTCGCGCCTGTTTAGGGATCAGTCCCGCGCGACGGTCTACGACTTCGACGCGCACGTCGCGACCGGCGAGGCACTGGCGGCGAAGAACGCGCTCCCGTCGACGTTCAAGAGCCTCGACCCCGGCTCATGGCGGCCGGATGTCTGGGACGACGTGAACCGGATGCTCACCCTCAACGGGGAACAGTCCCGGCGGGCGCTCGAGTTCCACATCTGCCCGCTGCAGTTCGACATCGTCGACCGGCTCATCGAGCGGTACTCGAACCGTGGCGACCTCGTCTACGACCCGTTCGGCGGGCTCGGCACCGTGCCGCTCCGGGCGCGGAAGCTCGGGCGCGAGGGTCGCGCGTCCGAGCTCAACCCGACGTCGTTCCGCGACGCCGTCATGTACCAGCAGGAGCTCGACAATCAGCAGGCGACCCCGACGCTGTTCGACCTATTCGACATTGAAGGGGGTGAGGCGGCATGAGCGCTCTGCGTGTCGGCTCACTGTTTTCTGGCATCGGCGGCCTTGACCTCGCCGTCGAAGCATTCTTCGGGGGAAGCACGGCATGGCACGTCGAGTGGGAGCCGGAACCTTCGAAGGTGCTCGCCGCCCACTGGCCGGGCGTTCCGAACTTCGGTGACGTGACGACTGTGGACTGGTCGACCGTCGAACCCGTCGACATCATCTGCGGCGGATTCCCCTGCCAGGACCTCAGCCTCGCTGGGCGGCGGTCGGGGATGCGGCCCGGAACACGGTCGGGCCTGTGGGCCGACTTCAGGAAAGCGATCGCCGCGCTCCGCCCGAGCGTGGTGCTCATCGAAAACGTCAGGGGGCTGCTCAGTGGATGCGCCGAATCAGAGTCCGATAGCAAGTTGGGACCGTGCCCGAGATGTGCTGACCCCGAGTCAGGCGTTCAACATGCTCCCAATCTTCGAGCCCTCGGACGTGTACTCATCGACCTTGCCGCCCTCGGGTTCGATGCGGAATGGCACGCTCTACCCGCGTCCGACATCGGTGCCCCTCACGGGCGGTTCCGTGTCTTCGTTCTTGCCTACGCCCGCGGCGTACGACTCGGATCGAGGTGGGACGCAATCCCCGGAGAAGCGACGGGCGGGAGGGCATCAGCCGTCGCTGGCGGACGTGCTGACGCACCTCTGACGCTGCTGCCGACGCCGGTCGCGCAGCCGTCCGGCAACACCCCAGAGAACCACCTTCGCAAGAAGCCGGGCCGCTCGGTCGTCACCGACCTCGCGATCCTCGTCGAGAACGACCTGATGAAGACCGGCGGTCGACTGCTGCCCACGCCGACAACGATGCCGGACACCGGTAACGGTCACGCGCGCAACCTTGGCGCGGAGGTAAAGCTGCTCCCGACGCCGGCTGCCGCGGATGGTTCCGGCGGCAGGGTCTCATCAGAGATGGGTGGGACTCGAGAGTCTGGAGCCAAGAGGTCGATCACCCTCGCCACCGCCGTGCACCACAAACTGCTGCCGACGCCGACGACGGCTTACGCAACCGGCGGCAATGCGGTGCGAGGTGGTGATCGATCAGGCGAGAAGTTGCTCCCCGGGATCGCGCGCGACGTGACGGACGGCGAAACGGTCGACTGGGGAGAGTACTTGCCGGCGGTCCAGCGATGGGAAGCGATCACACGATCCGCCCCTTCTCCCACGCTCCCGGACGGCAAGAACGGGAACCGACGTCTCTCGGCAGCGTTCGACGAGTGGATGATGGGCTACCCGGCCGGATGGGTGACGGATGTCATCGGCTGGAATGCCGCGATCAAGGCGTGCGGGAACGGGGTGGTGCCGCAGCAAGCGCATGCCGCTCTCGGCGTCCTGTGGCCCCGCGTGCGAGAGGCGGTGGCGTCGTGAAGAACCTGCCGCCCGGAGCATGCCCGGACACCCAGGCGCGCGAGAAGCGCCTCCCGTGCCGGCGCCGCTGCTGCTGGACACCGCTCGGGCACTCCACCGTCCGAGATCACCTTCCGTCGACGCATCCACTGGCGTGCCAGTGCCACCGAGAGGAGAAGCGATGACCGTCACCGTGGCAACCAAGAGGGCCGTGATCGAGCGTGACGGCGGCTTCTGTCTGATGATGCTCCCGGGCTGCCTGGGGGAGGCGCAGACGGCGCACCACCGCGCGAACCGCGGCTCTGGCGGCTCGACCGTCCTGGACCACCCGGCGAACCTCTGCGCCGTCTGCGTGCCCTGCAACGGTGCCGCGGAGGATGCCGGCGCAATGCTCCGCCTGGATCTGATCGATCGCGGTCTGCGGGTCGAGAAGGCCGCGACGAACGCGGCCACACTCGAACGCTCGAAGGCGACACCCGTCACCGCGATCGACGGAGAACTGTTCTATCTCGTCTCCGCGACCGAGCGGCGACACATCAGCGAGGGGAGGCCGACGTAATGGCCCGCGAGAGAGCCACGATCAACGTGGACATCTGGAACGACGACGACTGGCGGGACTGCACCGACGCCGCGCAGTCTCTCTACTTCAAGCTGCTGACACACGCCGACCTGAGCTACTGCGGTGTGGCCGACTTCCGTCCCGGGCGTCTCGCCGCGATGACCCGCGAGCAGGTCGCAGACGACGTGATGATCGCGGCGCAGGAGCTCGCCGACAAGTACTTCATCGTCGTCGACCAGGACACCGAGGAGGTGCTGGTGCGGTCGTTCCTCCGCTGGGATGGGCTGCTCAAGCAGCCCCGGCTGGCGGTCTCGGCGGCGAAGGCGTTCGGTGCTGTCGCTTCGAACAAGATCCGGGCTGTCATTGTGCACGAGCTTCTCCGGTACAAGCGGGAGAACCCGGATCTGTCGGCGTGGGAGAAGCCGCAGATGAAGACGGTGCTGCGACAGAACTCGGTCTCGGTCAGGGAGACGGAGACCCAGATGGAATGGGCGTTCGCCCAGTCGTTCGGGGAGCGCTACGCCCAACGCTACGGGCACCGCTCAGACCAAACGTCGGGCAACGCTCAGACCGGCCCTACTACCTCTACAGCTACATCTACCCCTACAGCTACATCTTCTATCGAAGATGCGGTTGATCTCGCGGCGGGTTATCCACAGGGTTCACGTCTCCGGGTGGTCGGGAATGACACGGCGTCCATGGAGGTGTCGTGATGGATGGCTATCTGCAGGTGAGGGTGAATGTCCCGCTCGGGGACTACCGACGCCTGAACGCCGAGGCCGAGGCTCGGGGCATCACGGTGGCGGAGCGAATCGCGCAGGTCCTCTGCCCTCCGCAGCATGGCGGGCGCCGCAAGCGAGCGGGCATCCGCAGCGGCTACTCCACGCTCGCGGGCGAGGAAATCAGCGCGGGGCGTCGGTTCGGGACGACCTGGACTGAGATCGCCCGGCAGCTGGGGATATCGGATCACACGGCCCGCACATGGCTGGCGAAGTACGAAACCGAAGTCAGAGAACAGAACATGCGCGACAGCGCAGAGAGGAAGACAGCATGAGCACCGTTGAGCTCTCCGCCGATGAGAAGGCCGAGGTCGCACGCTTCGGTATCCATGACGAGCCGCCGCGCTGGAAGGTCGCGTGCGTGAACTGGCCGTTCCCGGACGCGCCGCACGCTCTGACCTACGTGCTGATCGACGGCGAGGCCTGCCTGGTCCGACCGCACGCCACCTGGGAGGACGCGATCGTCTGGCTCGATGAGAGTCGTGACCGCCTCCACCCATGGGCGGAAGCCCTCGTGCGCAACCGCCGCGGCGCAGCGGAAGGCGAGGACCTCTCATGGTGAGCGAGTTCCCGTCGCCGCCGTTCACGGCGCGCTACGACGGCACATGCGGCGCCGACTGCGGCAGCCGTGTCCACCCCGGCGACACGGTGCAGTACGTCGACGGTCAGCTGGTGCACCACGGCTGCATCCCCGACGAGAAGCCCGAACCCGAACCCCGGCCGGTCTGCCCGACCTGCTTCATGGAAATCGCACTGAACGGAGCCTGCTCATGCTGAACAACGCCGACTACCAGAGCGGCGACGTGGTCGTCGTCACGCAGCGCGACTACGGCTACTACGTGCGCGGTCGCGGGGCACACCACTACGAACCGGGCGAGGAACTCATCGTCACCAGCGCACGGTCGACGGGATACCTCAACGTCCGCCCCGCGCCGCCCTCCAACGGCCTCGTGTTCAGGATCCCGACGGCGCACGTCCGCCACGAAGCACGGAAAATCGGACAGGTCCCGGCCGACGGCATCCCCGCCGACCACCCCGGCCTCGAGTGGCTCTGGGAAGACGCCGGTCGCATGGCCGAGCGGCTCGGGCTCTGCGGCGACTACGACCGCCTGTGCGACGCACTCCGCATCCCTGGCCGCGTCCGCACGTTCACCATCTCGCTGCTCTCCGCCGACGGGATCACGGTGACGGCGAAGGTCGAAGCGCGCAGCAAGAGTCTCGCAGAACAGCGAGTTCGGGAGCGGCTGGGCGGCGGCACGGGGGCCGCTCCACTCGTGCTCGAGCCGTCCCGACAGATCGGAGAACTCGCATGACGATCCTCTGCATCACGACGACCGGCCTGCCCGGCGTCCGCCCGTGCACGGAGCTCGGCGCGCACCGCGTCACCTGCCCCGATCACGAGGGCTGGGCGGAGAACCCCGGCACCTGCTGGGGTTGCCTCCCCCGCGGTGCTGACCGTGGCTTCCTCTGCCAGTCCTGCTACGAGCGCACCGTGAACGCGGTGGCCGGGTGGCGTGACTTCCGTGCAGCGCTCGACGCCGCCGGCGGCAGCCTCCTGTCCCCCGAATCAGACGGGATCAAGGGCGCCACGCCGGGCGGGTACTCGAACCTGACGCTCACGTTCCTCACCGTCGACGAGTGCCAGCGGCACCTCGCATCCCGCGCCGACCGCACGGTCGACCTGTGGGTGCACGACGAGAAGGGCGCGGCCGACGCGATCCGGTTCGCCGTCGCAGCCGAGCAGGCGTACCGGTCCCTCGAGATCGAATCGAGGGAGAAGCCCGTCGTCCGGGAACGGTGCCCCAACTGCGACGCGCTCACGATCGCGAACAGCCACCAGGAGCGCGGCGTCACCGTCGTCACCTGCTCGTTCTGCGGCATCGAACGCGCCCGTATCCGCCCTGACGTCACCCGCTGGAAGGGCTCCCCGACGTGCGAGCACCAGCTGCACGCCGACTGCGACGCTCTCTCCTGCCCGTGCCACTGCCACCTCCTCGGCGCCCAGTCCCGCCCCAGCGGCGTGCAGGCGCTGTGGGACGCCGATCAGCACGCCGTTATCGCCCGCCGCCGCACCGGCCGCCGCGTCCGCACATGGCGTGAGCCGACCGCCACCGGGTGGATCACACACCCAACCTTCGGCGACATCCACGAACACCGCGACACATACAGGGCCGACTGGGCCATCCAGGACGAACTCACCATCAAACCCACCGCCGAAAGGACCGCAGCATGAGCACCGACGAAACGCCCCTGGGGCTCGCCAAGACCGCGAAGGCCAACCTCGATCACCGGTCGACCGTCTCCCGACTCGGAAAGTCGATCTTCCGCGAGACCGACCAGGACATCATCGCGATGCGCGAGGCGTCCCGAGCACTCGCGGGCTTGATCTACCTGACTGAGGCCCCGGAACCGCAGGGCGAACCGTCCGATGCGCAGGTTCGTGCCGCCGCGGTCGCAATGTACGAGTGGACGAACACCCTGTCCATGTCCGGTGCAACCACGCTCGCCCGCGCGGCTCTGCGTGCTGCTGGGGGCGTGCGATGAGGGCCTTCGGCCCGGCGGCAGACCGCTCAGCGTGCGTGTGCTGCGAGAACTTCGGGGAGCTGCCACACCTGCCCGGCCTCCCGCAAGCGGTCTTGCGCGGCACCGTCGAGCGAATGTGCGACGAGTGCGTCGATGCCGCTTTCCTCAGCGACGGCACCCGACCGCACCCGCACGCGTTCATCCACGCCGAGGCGAAGCAGGAAGGAGCGGGACAGTGAGCAGGCGGTGTAACTCTCTATCCGCCGTGTTCGGCTCGCGCCTGCGCGGACGAACGCTTCAAGTCGTCGGTGACGTACTCCGGCTCATCGCGAAGCTGCGGGAGTTCGATGATTTGCTTCCGCGGAATACCGAGCGCGTTTTTCCAGGAGACGGTGACAACCCGATCCTCGACGGTCCGCTCGGGATCGTAGAACAGACGGTTTCAGGGGTTGCCGGGCCTGTTCCTGGGATACCAACCCACGCCGTGCGCTGTGGTGCTCACAGAGCTCTTCGCGGCGATACTGTGCCAACTCCGCTCGCTCAGCTGCAGGCTGTGATTCATCGGATCTGCCTGAACGGTCAACTTCACATCCTTGACGAGGTTCGTGCCCATGCTTGTGAGCGTCAACGACACGGGTGGGTAGCCGTCGGCGTAAGCCATCTCCACCGGCGCTGGCGAGATCGTGAAGTGAGCATCGTTCAGTCTGATCGTGATGAAGGACGTCCACACCAAGCTGATTGCGCTCAGCCCGATCGCGACTGTCGACAAGATCTCGGGTCCGGTCATGCCCTCATGCTAGAGGGCCACGGGCGGAATCATGCCTGAGCCGAAAGAGTGGGTGACCGCGAGGGAAGCCGCCGCGCTGATCGGACGGCACGTGTCCCAGGTGTACCGGTGGATCGACGCCGGCCGCCTCGCCTCCCGCACGAACGCAGAGGGCGTGACGCAGGTGATGTCGAAGGCTGTCCTGCGGATCGAACCGCAAGTTCGCCGCGGTCGCCCGCGAGGCACTGCGCGACGTCGGTGACGTGTGGGACCATCAGCACATGACCGAAGCCCCGGACGACGAGCCGACTGCGGACGCCGCAGATCCGCCCAAGTCCCTCGCGGCAGCGTACGTCGAGCTCAACGGGAAGCTCAAAGGCGGCGGGCTCAGCGCCGAGCAACTCAAGAGCATCGGCAAGGGATTCCGCGGCATGCAACCGCTCATCGATAGCGGCAGGACCGACTTCCTTGCCGAGCCGCTGCTGAAGATGCAGCGAACCATCATTCCTGAGCAGTCGGTCATCGACAACATGATCGAGCGCTTTCAACCCGACACGAGACCCGACGAGATAGCAGCCAACACCGAGCGCGCTGCAGAACTGATGTCGGAGCAGAACGAGGCCATCGCTCAACTCGTCGAGATAACGCTCTCTAACCTCGCCCTCTCGAAGACGCAGCAGGAGCACTCCGAGCGCACTGAGCGATTCGCGAGACGGATGTCCTGGGCTTCCGTCATCATCGCCGGCGCTTCACTCGCAGCAGCTGTTGCCGCGATCGCGGTGAGCATTGCCAGCATGTCGTGACGCGCTGGAGATCAGAAGTGCATTAATTCGCGAAACCCGCAACGATAGAACGTAGATGGTGGACAAGTCCGCCCACAGACCGAAGCCCCGGTAGTCTCCACCTCGCTCAGAGGGACACCGGGGCTTCTCTCGTCTCAGAACGCGCCGAGCGGTGGCTCATCATTCGGGACAATCTGCGGCCTCACGTACGGCACAGACATCTCACCAGCCATCTGGATCGCGGCATTCTGCACTGAACGCCAGCGCAACTCCGCCACCACAGCCTCGTCGAGCTTCAGGATGGTCTCGTTGAACGCGGCCGACCCCTCCTCGCCCTGCTGGATCATGTCCACGAGCAGCTGAGCGCACCGCGTCGACTCTCCCGAAGCCTCGTCTAGGTGTCTTTGCGCATACCGGCCCGCTGCCGCTGTATCGGATCCCATCTGATCTTCCCCTTCATCGCTCGCACCGAACGCGCGAGATCCCGTCAGCATCCCAGACCGCGCCGACATTCCAGCGCATCCCGCACAGGGCAAGAGGCCCGAGTCGAGGTGAACCATCGTGGCGATATCCGAAGACCAGAAAACCCAAGTGCTCGCACTACACGCCGAAGGCATCGCACGCAACGAAATCGCCCGCCGCGTCGGCATCAGCGCCGGATCCGTCACCAACATCTGCCGCGCCGAGGGTCTTACCTTTGACCGGTCAGAGACGAAACAGGCGACCGAGGCCCGTCAGGTCGACCTCGCTGCCGGGCGTATCCGTCTGGCGGAGAAGATGCTCGCGGCGTCGGAGGCGATGCTCGATGTGATCGATGGCCCGTACGAGGTGTACAACTTCGGCGGGAAGGACAACACGTTCGAGTCCCGCGTGCTGGACTCTGCCCCGGTGGAGGTGCGCCGGAACATCATCACGACGGCGGGGATCACGTTCGACAAGCTGACCCGCATCGTGGAGAAGTCGGACACTGGCCTGGAGCAGGCTGTCGGCGTTCTCGACACGCTCGCCGAGGGATTCCGGGCAGCAGCGGACATATACCGAGGCGAGACACCGAATGAGGCTTGACGAGATCGAGCGGTCCGCATCCCGCGCGCAGATCCTGTCCCTTGTCGACGCGATGAAGTTCAAGCTCGCGCTGTGGTTCGGTGCCGTGTCGTCGGGAAAGACCGTGATCAGCCTGTGGGCGTTCCTGCTGGCCATACGCATCGCGCCCCGTACGGGGATCATCGTGATCGTCGGACGGACGATGACGACCGTCTACCAGAACGTGTTCGTGCTGTTCCAGAACACGGCGATCTTCGGAACCGTGATCTCCTCGCAGATCCACTACACGCCCGGTGCATCGTCGGCGCGGATCCTCGGACGCGAGGTCATGGTCATCGGTGCGCACAACGCTGAGGCTGTCGGTCGCATTCAGGGTTCGACGATCGCGCTCGCGTATGTCGACGAGGCGGCACTGTTGCCTGAGGCGTTCTGGAACATGCTCGTCTCCCGTCTCCGCGTCGAGGGTGCCCGCCTGCTCGCGACGATGAACCCGGCATCCCGGAACCACTGGATCCGGAAGAACTGGATTGTCCCCGGCGCGGCGAAGAACCTCGTCAGCTTCCACTTCACGATGAAGGACAACCCGAACCTGCCGGCCGAGTATGTCGCCGACATGGAGCGGTCCTTCTCCGGCGTCTTCTACGACCGGATGATCCGTGGCGAGTGGACGAACGCTGAGGGCGCCGTGTACCCGATGTGGGACCCGGAACGTCACGTGATCCGCTTCGACGACATGCCTCGCCTGCGCGACGTCATGGGTATCGGGATGGACTACGGCACGACGAACACGACCGCGGCGCTTTTGCTCGGCGTGACCGACGAGACGAAGGTCGACCGCCACGGGCGCACCGTCCCGCACTCTCGCCTCGTGATGATGGACGAGTGGCGGTACAACCCGAAGGACCACGGCGACCAGCGTCTCACCGACGCCGCACTGTCTCAGCGGTTCCGCGCCTGGCTGCCTGAGGATCACACCCCGTACCCGCTGACCATCGCCCCCCGGTTCCTGATGCTCGACCCGGCAGCTGCTTCCATGCACATGCAGATGCAGCAGGACCTTCGCGGCACCGGCCTGTCCCCCTGGCCCGCCGTGAACGATGTCCTCCCCGGGATCAAGACCGTCGCGAACCTCCTCGACAACGACGACATGATCGTCACCGACCGGTGCGAAGGCTGGATCGAGGAAGTCACCGAGTACCGGTGGGACGCGAAGGCGACCGACGCCGGCGAGGACGTCGTGGTGAAGGAGAACGACCACTCGCTCGATGGCGGCCGGTACATCACCCACTCGACCGAGAACTACTGGAGGCCGCAGCTCGCGGCCTGACGCGGAGGTGCAGCGTGACCACGGAGCAGATGGACTGGCTCGACGACGAACGTGCGGGCCGTCACTGCCGCAACTGCGGTGGCACTCACAGCCCCGGTACGACTTGCCCGCCGCGAGTCCTCCACCCTGACCTGCCCTCGCCCGCTGCGTCCATCGAGCACACGGCGAAGGTCAGCACGCCCGCCCCGATCCCTCGGGCTACTCTGCTCGCCCTCCTCCGGGACCTCCCGGAACAGGCGACCGTCGAAGTCACCCCGATCGAGCAGGGTCAGCGCGACCCCGTCGTCACCGGTTACCGCATCGTCGCCAAGTGGTGACCCAGACCGACGCCTGAGAGGGGTCACGCATGCCGATCCCCGAACCGAACACCGCCTGGCTTCCCGCCCCGTGGGACTTCGCGTACAAGGCGTTCGCGGAGAACGATGCCTGGTACACGGGCGACACCGCCGCTCTCGCGAAGATGTACGGCAACACGGAGAAGACCCGGACGACGCACGTCCGCAACGGCCAGCCGATGCAGGGCGGTCTCGTCGGTGCCGCGTCCCGCATGTTCTGGGGCCGTCCGGTCCCGGCCGGTGAGAACCGCGCACGGCTGCACGTCCCGGCCCCGGCGGACCTCGCCACCCTCGCATCGGATCTCGTGTTCGCTGAGCCGCCCGAGGTGCGCCTCGAGTCCCCGAACGAGAAGACTCTCCGTCGTGATGGGAAGGCGCAGACGCGTCTCGACCTGATCGCGAACGGTGACGAAGCTCACGCCACGTTCAACCAGATGGGCGAGCTCAAGTCTGCTCTCGGCGCGACCGCCCTCGTGGTCCGTTGGGACACCGAGGTCGCTGAGCATGCCTGGCTGGAACCGTCCGCCGCCGACGTGATCATCCCGGTCTTCCGTTCCGGCCGGATGGTCGAGTGCACGATGTGGTCCGAGTACGTGAAGGGGTCGATCTACTACCGGCACCTCGAGCACCACGTCGTCGGAGCGATCGAACACGCCCTGTACGCCGGGTCCGAGAACAACCTCGGCCGCCGTGTGCCGCTGACCGAGATCCCGGAGACGCTGACGTACGCCGCTGTCGTCGACGCTGACTCTCGCATCCTCACGGGCATCGACCGCCTCACTGCCGTGTACAACAAGAACATTCCGACGGCAGCATGGAGGAAGAAGGGCGTGCTCGCGAACACGGGCCGCTCCGACTTCGCCCAGCTGCACCCCCTGTTCGACTGGCTTGATGAGACGTTCTCCTCGTGGATGCGTGACCTGCGCCTCGGCGCCGGAAAGATCCTCGTCCCCGAAGCGGCCCTCGACTACGGCCTCATCGGACAGGGTGCGTCATTCGACAGCGGCCGCGAGATCTTCGCTGGCCTGAACATGCCCGGCGAGCCCGGGAAGGTCGCGTTCGACAAGGTGCAGTTCGACATCCGTGTCGAGGAGCACGAGAAGACCGCGTTCGGCATCTACCGGGAGATCCTCCGCAAGGCCGGGTTCTCCCAGTCCGCGTGGGGTGACTACGCCGGTCAGGCGCAGCAGACCGCGACCGAGGTCGACGCGAAGGACAAGGCGTCTGAGCGCACCCGGGACAAGAAGATCCTGCAGGATCGTGTCGCGATCTCCCGTGCCGCATCCGTGGCGTTGGAGATCGATGGCGCCGTGTTCCCGGGCAAGGGTGGCGGCCGGTTCGACCAGCCGACAGTGATCTTCCCCGACGTGTCGCAGGAGGACCCGGAGAAGCTGGCCCGCACGCTGACGCTCCTCGACACTGCTGCGGCGATCTCGCTCGAGCAGAAGGTGCGCCGGGCCAACCCCGATTGGGAGGACCAGCAGATCCTCGACGAGGTGAAGGCGATCCGGCTGGAGCGCAACGCTCCCGACCCGACCACCTTCGACGGCGACGACCCGCCCGACCCGGAAGACCCCGACGCGGAGGTGTGACGTGGACCTCGTGAACGTCCTCCTCATCGGCGGCTTCCTGCTCGGCCTCGTCGTGCTGTGCGTCGCCTCGGTCGTGTGGGTGTGCGTGATGCTCTACCGCGTCATGGCCGGCTACTTCGGCGACCTGACCGACCTAAGCGAGGAGACGCGCTGATGCCGTCGCGTGCTCCCCTCCAGGCGGAGAAGGGTGTCGGGGCGAAGGGCACGATCGCGTGGGCTGAACACCTCGAAGTGTGGGCGGCATACGCCGCGAGGTACGGGACGCGTCAGAGCGCGGAACGCATCGCCGAGCGTGGCGGTTTCGGCCACAGCGAGGTCCAGATGCTCACCGGCCACCCTCCGCGATCGTTCGAGCCCTCCACGTAGGAGAGTCAGATCGGGGGCCCGTCATGGCCGTGTTCGTCCCGAACCCTGAGCGCGAGTCGGTCGAGGAACTCGTCGAGGACCTCTCGCGGTATATCGCTGGACGGTACCGCGACGCTGAAGACGCGCTGATCCGTGAGGTCGCCGAGCGGGCGATCCGCGACATGGCGCTCGCCTCGCAGCTGCCCGAGGCTCCCGCTGGTGGCGGCATGACGGTCGCCGAGCGGCGTCGGCAGAACCGGATCCTCGCCGAGCTCAACGGGCACCGTGCGAAGTCGCTCCGGGAACTGCAGGCCGCCGCTGTCCGCATCGTGTCGGACCTTCGCCCGCGGGAGATGGCCGAGTACGTGATCGGTATCGCCGCCCGCGAGGGTGAAGCTGCCGCCGCCGCGTGGCTCGGGTTCGCTGAACGGCAGGCGCAGACGGTCGTCCCGCTGACGTTCCTCGGCTCCCCCGTCGCGATCTCCGCAACCACGCTCACCGGATCCGCGTCGCAGGCTGTCGCCATGGTGGCCCTGTCGCTGGAGTCCCGCCTCGAAGTGCTGAACCAGCGCCTCACCCGGTACCCGCAGGACGCCTACCAGCGGATCATGGCCCTCCACTCGCCGAATACGCTCCTCGGCGTCACGACGTCGCGTATCCAGCAGGCTCAGGCGGTGCAGCGGTTCCTGTCCGAGGGGATCACCGGGTTCGTCGACAGGTCCGACCGTCGCTGGACGATCGGCGCGTACGCCGAAATGGCAGGACGCACCACGGTCAACCGGGCGTTCAACGACGCCGGCACGTGGCGAATGCAGCAGTCCGGGTTCAACCTCGTCACCGTCGTCCGTGGCCTGGACTCGTGCCGGAAGTGCGCGGCCTGGGCCGGGAAGATCCTCTCCACCGACGGCTCACCTGCAGGGCCTCGCAGCATCCCGCACGCGACCGGCGACACCACGGTCACGGTGAACGTCGCCGCGACTGTCGAGGAAGCACGCGCCGCAGGCTGGAACCACCCGAACTGCCGGTGCAGGCTCGTCGCCTACTCCCCCGGCCTCACCGTCCCGCAGGACGACACCACGTACGACGAGGCCGCCGAGAAGGAACGTGCCCGCCAGCGTGCGCTCGAGCGGGAGATCCGGTCAGCGAAACGCCGTGAGGTGTCCGCGATGAACGACACCGACCGCGCCAGGGCCGCCGCCGATGTGCGCGACGCTCAGGTCGAGATGCGGGAGTTCATCCGCGAGACCGGCCGCAATCGTCAGTCGTACCGCGAGCAGCTGGGCTTCGCCGACGGCCGCTGAACACAGACCATCCCGGCAGGGGTCAACACGCCTGCTTGCTCATTGGGCTCCTCCACGTGAAGGCCACTCACGAAGCGGTTACCTTTCTCCGCCAGCTGGACCTGCCCTTGCCGGGATCACACCACGCACATGCTCCCAGGTGGGGCGACTCAATCGGATCCGTAAGACGACGTCGGGGTCCCACCTGGCCTAGGGAACATCGCGTTTCCGGCCTCTGTGCGCGCACGCGTCGGCCGTGCTTTTCAGGGCGTCGCCGACTAACTCGGCGCCCTTCCCACATTCTCCGTGCCGTCGTCGGCCCTGCACGTCGACGGCACGGTCTCACTTCTCCTCGCGCGCAGGGTGCGAGGGAAACCAATGAGCAGGAGGCTCAGCATGTCCGCAACACCCACGAAGCACCGCCACCCCGTCGCGATCAACCGCGACGGCATGGCCCAGATCGGCCCGACGCTGTTCCAGCTGCGCGGCATCCGCTTCGCTGACGACCCCGCAGGAGCGCCGCCAGCTGCACCCGCGCCGGCTGCTCCGGCTCCTGCTGCACCCGCTCCTGCGGCCCCAGCAGCACCGGCGGCACCCGCACAGCCCGCACCCGCCGCTCCGGCACCTGCCCCCGTGGCTCCCGCACCCGCTCCTGCGGCCCCGGCTGCTCCGCCCGCTCCCGCCCCGGTCCAGTACAAGGGCGACCCGGACGAGTACGTGCGTGAGCTTCGCGAGGAGTCGAAGGGCCACCGGCTCGCAGCCGAGAAGGCCGAGCAGGAGCGCGACGCGGTCGCCGCTGAGCGCGACGCGCTGAACCGCGAGAAGGCGCTGCTCCTCAACGCACCGAAGTTCGGTGCCCGCCCCGACCTGCTGCTGGACTCCAGCAGCTTCATGAAGACCTTCGCCGACGTCGACCTCTCCAAGGAGGACGACGTGAAGAAGGCGATCACAGACGCGCTCGAGAGGAACTCGGCGTTCAAGGCAGGACCCACTCTCCCCGGCACAAGCGGTGGCGGGCATCAGGGCGGATCCCGCACCACATCCACCCCGTCTCTGCAGGGCGCCGTCGCGGCGCGGATGCAGGGCTAGCTCCCCGGAAGGGAGATGAATCATGCCCGTTACCCTCGTTGAGAGTAAGAAGAACGCCGTCGAGGATCTCGATGTGGCCGTGATCGACGAGTTCCGCAAGGAAACGGCGATCTTCGACACCCTGATCTTCGAAGACGTCGTCAACCCCGTCGGCGGCGGCGCCACCCTCGACTACGGCTACCGCCGTCTCGAGACGCAGCGCAACGCCGCGTTCCGTGCCTACAACACGGAGTACACGCCCGAGCACGTCACGACCACGAAGCACTCCGTCACCCTGGCTCCCCTCGGTGGCTCCTTCGAGATCGACCGCGTGCTCGCCAAGATCGGTCCCGCCGCATCGGGCAGCATCGCGCTGAACATGCTGCAGACCATCAAGGCGACGACCACGAAGTTCCAGGACGCCGTCATCAACGGCGACACCGCCGTCGACGCCAACGGCTTCGACGGTCTGGACAAGGCGCTCACCGGCACGTCGACAGAGGTCGGCACCGGCGTCGTCACCGACTGGCGCGACTTCGACACGAACCCTCGTGCCGAGCACAAGGCGCTCGACGCGATCGACGAGTTCCTCGCCTACCTGGACGGTGCACCGTCGGTCATCCTCGGCAACAAGCGAGCCCTGGCCCGCGTGCGTGCCGCGGCTCGTCGCGCCGGGATGTACACCCGCAACCCGGTCGAGGGCCTGTTCGCAGACCTCGAGCAGAAGGTTCCGGTCACGCGGGAGATGTACGGGAACATCGCGTTCCTGGACCCGGGTTCCAAGCCCGGGACCAACAACCCGATCATCCCGATCGTCACGCGCACGGTCGCGACTGTGTCCACCACGGGCCTGACCGACCTGTACGCCTACCGCGTCGGTATCGACGGCTTCCACGGCGTCTCCACCGTCGGCGGCCAGGTCATTCAGACCTGGATGCCCGACTTCTCCACCTCCGGTGCGGTGAAGACGGGCGAGGTCGAGATGGGTCCCGTCGCCGTCGCCCTCAAGAAGACCAAGGCCGCTGCGGTTCTCCGCAACGTCCGGGTCCAGTAAGGAGATCCGATCATGGCAAAGACCAGCGTGAAGACGATCAAGTCGCCCGTCGAGTCCTTCACCGGCCTCGTCGTCGGCGTGCATTTCGTGGACGGTGTCGGCAAGACCGACAACGAGGCCGCGATCGCGTACTTCGAGCGCCAGGGATACGGAGTCGGCGACGAGCCGGCCGAGCAGCCCGGGAACCCGGATGCGAAGTACCCCCTCGGCGATCCTTCCGACAAGTGGAAGAAGGATGAGCTCCTCGCGTACGCCGGCGATCACAAGATCGACATCGGCGAGGCGAAGACGAAGGACGAGATCTGGGGCGCGATCAAGCCCGGCGGCACCCCCTACAAGGGCATCACCACCCCCGAAGGGAAGGCGCTCGTCAACGACAGCACCGACCCCGAGGACAAGACCGTCAAGGACCAGGCAGACCTGCCGGTCAAGTGACGTCAAGCTCCCCGCGCGACCCTCACCCGGTCGCGCGGGGAGCACCACCTCAGCCCTTTTCGGGCGTCCACACCTCGTACATGCGATCCTCCGCGCCGACCACCATCGATCCGTTGAGTTCCTGCGGGAGCCGGATCGCGTTGTCCGGGAGCCGCATGCGGCTGATGATCTCGCCCCTGCCCCATTTGGCGGGGTCATCCACGAACCACACCTTGTCTTCGCTTACATCGTCCACGATCTGAGCGTATCCGCCCGCCGCCTCGTCGAAGGAGATCGTCATGCGCATCAACCACCCCCGCCCGGAACTCGGCCGCCAGCACGACCTCGGCGTCGACTTCACCGACGGCGTCGCGATCGTCGAGTCGCTGCACCCCGAGCGCGAGCTCGCACTTCGCCAGCACGGCTTCACGATCGAGGCCGACCTCGACGTGGAGGCACCGTTCCAGGAGGCGCTCGGCGAGCCGATCATCGACCTCACCTCGCTCACCAAGGCGGAACTGCGCGCCCTGCTGCCCGAAGACGCTGAGGTGCCGAAGCGGGTCAACCACGCCGACCTCGTCGCTCTCGTCGCCGCGCTCCCCGCCGAGCCGATCCCCGGCGCCACGCAGAACGAGGACGGCAGTTGGACCATCGAGGGCGTCCCGATCCCCGAGGGTCAGGAACTCACCGGCCCGTTCGGCACCTTCACGCGACTCGACGGCACTGTCGTCGGCGACGGCAACAGCCTCGTCACGCTCGGCGCCGCCGACGAGGCACCCGACTTCGAGGACTGACCATGGCGACACGCACCTACGCGACCGCGCAGGACTACACGAAGTACGCCGAAGAGGACTGGGACGGCGACGAAGGTCTCCTGCTCAAGCGCCTCCGCTCCGCATCGATCGAGGTGGAGAAGCTCACCCGAGCCTCGATCTACGACGTCGACCCTGAGGGCTACCCGGAGGACGCGGACACCTCGGAGGCGTTCGCGGAGGCGACGTGCGCGATCATGGAGCACTGGCAGCTGACGGATGATCCGTACGGGGTCGAGGCCGCCGCCGGGGCCGTCAGAATCGGCTCCGTGTCGCTCGGCACGACCTCATCCTCTGCCGACGGCATGTCGGCCCGGGAGAAGCTCGCGCAGCGCATCGGCTCGCGAGTGTTCGACATCCTCGCCAACGCTGGCCTCATCACCTCGGCCACCGCTCACTCGTAGGGGGTTCTCGTGACGCGTCTCCGCGAGAAGCACCTCCCCCACCGGGTCACGATCCGTCGACTCACTGGCGAGGGGGCTGAGGGTGACATCTGGGACGACCCGGACGCCGACCGCCCCGCCTACGCGGAGCAGAAGTCCCGCCTCGTCGTCGACCGGCGCAGCACCTCCCCCACCCGCGGCCAGCAGATCATCTCGACGACGTTCGTCGTGCTGCTGCTCAAGGACGACGTGCTCCCCCGCTCCGAGGTGACCGTCTGGGGTGGAACGCCGCGCGAGCGCACGTCCGAGGTTATCGACTCCGCCTACTTCGAGTACCGCGGCACCCCATCACACGTCGAGCTCTACCTCGAGTAGGAGGCCGCCATGGGCGTTCGCGCAGTCGTCACCATGACGAACAACTTCGGCGACGTGACCGAGGAGATCCTCGGCCGGCTCGTCGCCGGTGAGAACAAGGCCGCCGAGCGTGGCATGGCCCTCGCTGTCGACCGTTCTCCGTGGGATCAGGCCACCCTCGCCGGGGCGCACTCCGTGGAGCGCGCGACCGACGCCGAGGAAGGCGCTGCGATCGTCGTCGACACGACCTACGCCGCCCGCCTGCACGAGCACCCCGAGTTCAACTTCTCCACCGACTCGAACCCCAACGCTCAGGGGAAGTGGGTCGAGAACGCGATCCTCGAAAACAAGCGCGAGCTCGGCGACATCATCCGCCAGGAGGTGCGCGGTGGCTGACGGCGGCATGCTCCCTCCCGGCACTCCGATGTGGGACCCGGACGACGTCGAGTGCTACATCCCACTCGACCCCGAGGACCGTGTGCGCAGCGCGTCCATCTGGGCTGAGACAGCACGCCGCCTGGGGGCATCCGATGGCTAACTCCCCCGAGAAGACCCTGAATCGGGCGCTCGCGCAGCTACTCGACGACTGGAACCTCGCTGTCTACCAGCCGACGGGGACGATCCCCGAGCGCGGCATCCGCGCGGACGGCGTCATGCCGACCACGGTCAAGGAGTTCACCCTCCTCACGCCGCTGCGTCCGATCCCCGACGGCCGCGCCGACATGATCTACCGGACGCAGATCTACACCGCCCGGATCGGCTCGCCCCTCGACATTCGCGACTGGGCCGCCGAACTCCGCGGACGTCTCGACCAGAAGGCCTACCTCCCCGGGGTGCTCGGCATCTCGTGGGCGTGGGAGTTCTCCGCGATCGACTTCGACCCCGACACGCAGAAACGCTCAGCGACTGCTGCGACCTATCACTTCCGCGGGCGCCGCCCGTAGAACCGCCGGAAGCGCCGGCAACAACCCCACCGAAGGAGACGGACCATGTCCGACACCACCATGTACGACACGACGGCGCCCTCCGAGGGTTCCGTCGCGCTCGCCCACGAGAAGCTGCTGCGCCTCAAGATGGCCGGCGTCTTCGTGAACATCACGGGAGACATCAACAACCTCGCCCTCAACCCGACGAAGATCGCCGTGCCCCGCGAGGTGTACGGCACGAAGGGCATGCCGTCCGAGGACATCATCGGCTACTCGTACGCCCCGTCGTTCGACGTGGAGGTCGTCCGCGACCCGGTGACGAAGCAGATCGTCGCAGCACAGGCGTGGTTCAAAGACCTCGTCGCCGCGGCGTTCTCGAAGGGCGCCGCGAACAAGCGCGACTTCCAGATCTTCACCGACGCGCTCGACGAGGACATGCCCGTTCTCGAAGGTCGCTTCTCGGTGGCGTACAGCGAGGGGAACACGGGCTACGCCGACAAGGCGATCGTCCGCTTCACGCTCGCATCGTCGGGTGTCGTCCCGCAGATCCCGTCCCCGCTCGCTGGTGACGGTGAGCCGATCCTGGAGACCGCGTCGCCCACCGGGGCAGCCGTCGGCGACCTGATCGTCGTCCGCGGCCACAAGCTCACCTCGACCGTGTCGGCGACCATCGATGCCGTCGCGGTCACCGAGCTCACCATCGTCGACGACTACACGGTCGTGCTGCAGGTTCCCGCGGCTGTCGCGGGCGCTGCGCCGATCGTCGTCACGAACAGCGTCGGCGCGTCCAACTCGCTCGCTTACACAGCGGCCTGATCTGACGGAAGCAGGGTTCCTGATGATCGACGCAAAGAAAGACGCCCGCAACCTCGTGCTCACCATGGAGGGGGTGGAGCCTTTCGTGATCCACCCCCTCCCGGGGCACGTCGGCCTCCAGATCACCGACACGTACCTCAACTCGGTCAGTGGCAGCGCCACGGCCACGGACCTCACCGCGGCTCTACAGATGGCCGTCGACGGTGCTGTCATCGACGGCGACCGGTGGGTTCCCCGACCTGCGGCCGAGCAGACGAACTTCAACCGCATCGGCATGGAACTCTCGCAGGAGGAGGCCGAGCTCATCATCATGCCCGCGTTCTTCTGGCAGACCATCCTCGGCATGGACGGCGTGAAGGCGTACATCCAGGGCGGTGAGGGTCTTGCCGGCACCCTAAAAGCGTCCGGGGCGCTGACCGCCCGACTGGGCCTCTTGGTCCGGCGGACATCGCCCAAGGAGTCCGTGACGGGCTGATCATCCCTGTCGGGCAGGCGGACGCGAACGGGATCTACCCCGACTACGTCTACCTGCCCGAGTGGAAGGCCGCCCGGGATCGCGCCGTGGCTGTTCAGACGGTCGCGGCGAACAGTGTGTCGTCGAAGCAGCTGTGGATCATCGCGTTCCCGGAGCTCTTCGGCGAGATCGAACTCGACCTGTCGCAACAAAACCTCATCCTCGACCTCGATCGCGCGCTCGACACGCACACGTGGCATTTCGTGCGCGGTGCGGTCGAACGTCTCCTCGATATCAACGGCACCTGGTTGCGGAAGGCGGTAGATGATGTTCGACGCCGGCTCGCTGCTGTTCAGGATCCAGACCGTCGGGAAGCAGATATTCGTCCAGGATCAGGGCGACGCTAAGCAGGCGGTCGAGAAAACCGGAAAGGCCGCGCAGACAGCCGCCGGGCAGGTCGACAGCCTCGGTTCGTCGACGGACAAGGCCGGCAAGAAGGCGAAGGACTCGAAGGCGCCGCTCGATGAGCAGGCGAAGTCGACGAAGAAGGTCGGCGACGAGAACGCTGCCGCGGACCCGAAGATCAAGAAGACCACCGCGTCGACCGAGCAGCAGATCGAGTCCGCGAAGCGGCTGTCCGCCGCGATGCTCATCGCTGGCACGGCCGTCGCTGCAATGGTGTCGCTCGCCGTCGTGAAGAACACCGAGTTCGACGCCGCCATGTCCAACGTGCGCGCCTCGACGATGGCGACCGCTGCCGAGCAGCGTGAACTCGGCGAAGCGGCCCTGGACGCTGGCGCGGACACCGCGTACAGCGCGTCCGAGGCTGCCGCTGCTGAGGAGGAACTCGCCAAGGCGGGACTCTCGGTCGCGGAGGTCGTCGGAGGCTCCCTGAATGGTGCCCTGGCCCTCGCCGCTGCCGGTCAGCTGCAGGTCGCTCGCTCCGCGGAGATCATGGCGACGACGCTCACCCAGTTCCGGCTCCCCGCGGAGCAGGCGGCTCACGTCTCCGACGTGCTGGCCGCCGGCGCCGGGAAGGCGCAGGGCTCCGTCGACGACCTCGCCCTCGCACTGTCCTACGTGGGGCCGATCGCGGGCTCCGTCGGCTTCTCGCTGAACGAGACCGCGGGAACGATCGCGTACCTAGCCACGCAGGGCATCATCGGCGAGAAGGCCGGTACGTCGCTGCGCGGCGTCCTCGCCTCACTGCAGGCGCCGTCCGCCATCGCGAACAAGGAGATGGAGAAGTACAGCATCTCCATGTTCGATGCGAACGGGAACATGCTGTCGATGGCCGGCATCGCCGAGCAGCTGCGCACCCGCCTCGGCGGGCTGACCGAGCAGGAGCGTCTGGCCGCGCTCGGCCGCATCTTCGGCAACGAGTCCCTCAACGCCGCGACACTCCTCTACGAGGGTGGCGCGAGCGAGGTCAACAAGTGGACCGCCGCCGTCGACGACTCCGGCTACGCCGCCGAACAGGCCGCGATCCGACAGGACAACCTGGCCGGCGATATCGAGAAGCTCGGTGGCGCGTTCGACACAGCCCTGATCCGCACCGGCACGTCCGCGAACGACGTCCTCCGCACCATGGTCCAGGGTCTCACCGAGCTCGTCGACATGTACGGCGAAGCCCCGGAGCCGATCCAGGCGACCGCGCTCGTGCTCGGCGTCGCTACGGCGGCAGTGCTGCTGTTCGCGGGTGGCGCGGTCGGCGCGCGGGCGAAGTTCCTCGAGTTGAAGATCGCGCTCGACGCCACGACAACCAGCATGGGGAAGACCGCCGTCATGGGCGGCATCGCAGGCATCGCGCTCACCGGCGTGCTCGCGGTCGTCGCAGGTCTCATGGCTGCACAGGCTGACGCTCGTGCACGCGCGGAAAGCTACGCTGACGCGCTGCGCCAGACCGGATCCGCCGCCGACGAAGCCGCCCGCGACATCGTCGCAGCCAACCTCTCCACGAAGGAGAGCTTCCTGTGGATGGAGAGCGACTCGGCGTACGACGCCGCGAAGAAGCTCGGCATCGGCATCGATCTCGTCACGGACGCCGCCGAGGGCAACGCTGCAGCACAGGCGAAGCTCGCGAAGGAGATGGAGTTCGGCGGCCTCGGGACGGAGGAGTTCGACAAGAAGCTCGAAGACCTCGGGATCTCGCTCACGGACTACCAGGCACTCAGCACGACGGTCACGCAGGCCGTCGAGCGTGAGAGTGCCGCCCGTGATGAGGGCCGGAAGCTCATCGACCAGCAGAAGGAAGCGACCGACGGCGCCGCGACGAGCTCGCAGACTGCCGCCGAGGCGTACATCGCTGAGGCGGACTCTGTCGAGGACCTGAACTCGAAGCTGTCCACGCTGATCGAGACGATCAACGAGGCCAACGGCGTCGGTCAGGACGCGGTCACGGCGAACGCCGACTACCAGCAGACGCTGTTCGATGTGAGCGAGCAGATCGCGAACATCCGGAGCGGGGTGGAGGGTTTCGGCCGGGGTCTCGACCTGACCACTCAGGCCGGGATCGACAACTCGAACATGCTCGTGAAGATGGCGCAGGACTCGCAGGACGCGGCTCAGGCGCAGCTGGACCTCGACGGCAACACGGAGGCGTACCTGGCCCGGCTCACTGACGGCCGTCAGAAAATCATCGATTCCGCAATCGCAATGGGTGCGACCGAAGAAGCCGCGATTCTTCTCGCCGATTCGATCTACCGGATCCCCTCGGAGAAGGAGATCGCGATCCTCGCCGAGACCACCGCGGCGCAGCAGGACGTCGACCAGTTCGTCACCCTCAACAATGGGCGCCGCGTCAAGGTGTTCGTCGACGCGGAGACCGGCAATCAGTCGTTCAAGGTAGGCAGCAAGACGGTGTCGGCCGAGGCGGACGGTTCCGTCCGTTACTTCGCGAGCGGCGGCACCGTTCCTGAGAATCACGTCGCTGAGATCGCACGGGCAGGTGAGTACCGGGTGTGGGCGGAGGATGAGACCGGCGGCGAGTCATACATCCCTCACGCGAAGTCGAAGCTCCCCCGTTCTGAGCAGATCATGACGGAAACCGCCCGCATCCTCGGGGGTCAGTACATCCCAGCGGGTGCGCGTTCGTTCGCAGACGGCGGAACGATCGGGGCCTCGTCAGCACCGGCCGACATCCGTGTGATTCTCCAGTCCAAGGGCGGCATTGACCTGCTGCAGTACATCGACGTGAAGGTCGAACAGGGTGCGACGAAACTGGCGGATAGCGCCTGGGGGGCATGATGGAGTCAGGAGCGATCGCCCGGTTCGCCGGGATCACCGCGTACGGTGATCGGTTCCGGGGCTTGGGCTGGCATATGTCCGACCTGATCGGCTGGACTGAGGCGCCCGACGTCGTCCGGGAGCGTATCAAGCGCTCCCGGGCGGCGGGAACGTTCCGTACTCCCGCGTTCCTTGACGAGCGTGTGGTGCGGGTGCCCGGGTTCCTTGTCGCGGCCTCGCACTCTGATTTGGAGGATCAGGCGGAGCAGTTCCGCGGCCTGATCACCAGGGTCATCACACTGTCGATCGAGACACCTCGCGGCCGCCGCTGGGTGAGCGGAACAGTCACCCAGGCGGCATTCGAGAACCACGTCTTCGCACCCGAGGGCCAGTGGGTCCTCGAAGTGACGTGCGAGGACCCCCGGAAGTACGGCGACGTGCACCGGTTCCCCGCCGGCACACCAGTCTTCCACCGAGGGAACGTGGACGCCTGGTCGGTGCATACCGTCACCTCGGCAGTCGAGGTTCCAGGCGGGTACACGATCACCGGGCCGAACGGCCGCATCATCAAGATCACGTATCCGGTCGTCCCGGGTTGGCCGCACCGGATCGACACCGCCACCGGCATCCTCACCGTGAACGGCACACCGGTGAACAACTACGTCACGGTGTGGCAGCCGTGGTCGATCCCTCCGGGGCCGGCCGCGTTCGCACACACCATCACCGCGGGCGTCGTCCTCGAAACGGCGGTCACCGACACCCTCGTCTGATCGGAGGCGCGCATGGCTGATCTCGCGCATGTCGTCGATTCGTTCACCGGCGACCGGGTCGGCCTCATCCCGGTCGATGACTTCCCTTGGTCGGAGCTCCTGTCTGCGGGCGCGAAGACCACAATCACGGTCCCTCTCGGCGGCGCGTACACGAGGGAGCAGCTGCGGGCGCTGATCGCGACGCCATGGCGGTACATCATCGTCTTCGAGCGTGACGACGTCGCGAAGTTCGGCGGGTACATCCTCTCCGAGCCGCGCTACCACCGCGGGCAGTCGACCGTCACCGTCGAACTCGGAGACATCTGGTCCTTGTGGGAGATGCGGGTCATGACCGGTCGCGACGCGGACAACATCGTCCAGTGGGAGCAGGACGTCAACGGGACCCTCGCCGCGATTGGCGGATGGCACCTCATGGAGTCCTGGAACCGCGCGATCATCCCGTCTCCGCGGTTCCCGGTCACGCTCGGACCGTCCCCCGACACAGCGATAGTCACGCGTCCGTTCCGCGGGTACGAGATGAAGTACCTCGCCGAGGTGTTCGAAAACCTCATGGCCGAGGGGCTGGACATCTACTTCCGGCCGCGCTGGTCGGCGTCGAAGAAGTTCGAGTGGTACTACCGTGCCGGCGTCGCCTGGCAGTCGGGCATCGTGCACGACTTCGACGTCACCGCGGAGAAGTCCCCCGTGTCGAACTTCGACGCCCAGGGTGACGGCAAGCGCATGGCGAACAACGCCATCCGCGTCGGCGAGGGGTCGGAGAAGGACATGCTCGTCCGCTCCGACGAAGACGAAGCGTCGCCCTTGCCGCTGCTCGAGCAGATCAGCCTCTCGAAGTCGGTCTCCGACATCGACCAGCTGCAGTCGATGGCGACGCAGGACATCTACACGTTCGGACGTCCGGTGAGCCAGTGGACGTTCGATGTCGACGAGTCGCACCCGGTCGGCATCGGCGACAAGGCGAACATGAAGTTCTCCGGTGACCCTTGGATGCCTGACGGCATCTTCCCGCGTCGTGTGGTCCGCCTCGACGGCAGCAACAAGTCGTCGAAGAAGACCGTCACGGTGCAGCGAATCGGAGGTGCGTGATGGGCGTCCCCCATCTCGGAAGCCCCACCCTCCGGCCGATCACCCGCTCGAGCCGCGAGTCGGCGAACCAGACTATGCAGCATGTGTCGATCGGTCGCGCCGGGTTCCGTGTGCACAGCGGCGGGTTCATCACGATCGAGAATGGCGGCCTCGAGGTCACCGGGACCGCGAACATCATCGGCACCCTCACCGGGTTCGGGCTGCTCGACTGGTGGGGTCCGTGGTTCCTGCGCGGCAACGGTGGGATCTCCGGAAACCTCCTCGTCTCGGGCCTGACCACCCTGAACGGTGCGGTGACGCTGAACAGCGATCTCACCGTCGGCACGGGCCGCATCCTCGCTGGCCCGGTTTCTATCGACCGCGCGGGCGCATACGGCGGCCGGGTCTCCTCCTCGTCGATCCTGGTGCTCGACGCCGGATCCGGCATCCTCATGGACACGAACGTCGACATCCGCGGCATCCTCCTCACCGACGGCCTCGACGTCGACGGCCCGAAGAACTTCCGCATCTCCCACCCGACGAAGCCGGGCTACTGGCTCCGCCACGGGTCGACCGAGTCACCCGTGTCGGGCACCGAGTACAGCGGGCGGGTAACGCTCGACGCCGACGGTGAGGGCGTCATCGACCTCCCCGAATACTTCGAGGCGCTGAACAAGTCTGAGGGCCGCACGGTGCAGCTGACGCCCGTCGGCAGACCGTTCCCCGTCGGCGCCGATGACGTGGTCCACGGGAAGGTCACCGTCTACGGCGACCCTGACCGCGACGTCTTCTGGCTCGTAAAAGCCGAACGCCGATACGCCGATTTCATGCTCGAGGAACAGATTCCGCCCGACGAGACCGAAGACGGCCGCGTCGGTCCATGGCGAGTCCCGTACACCAGCCCCGAAGGAAGCGCATCATGACTCGATATGCAAGCGGACGGTACCACCTGGCATCGGGGACGCGCAAAGCTTTCGCGGCCTGGGGCGCAGACCTCGTCGCAGCGGGATACGCGGAACCGGTCGTCAACAGCGGAGACCGAGAAGAGGCGCTGCAGGAGCAGATCTTCCGCGACGCCTACGTGCCGTCATCGGGCCCTCGTGACGTCGGCCCGTTCAACGACCGGCGGTACTGGACAGGTCACGGGTACTGGAAGCGCGTCAAAGGCAACGCCACGATCGCAGCCCCCGGCGCCAGCAACCACGAGAAGCGCCGCGCATCCGATCTCGCCTACCCGTACGACCGGGACACTCCGGCGCACCGGGCAGGCCAGGCGCTCGCGAAGCGCCACAACATCACCTGCGAGGGCATGGGCTTCCGCGAGTGGTGGCACTGGACCTTCTGGGGTCCGCTCGGAACGATCGACACCCCTGGCGGAGGCTCGGCTTCGGGCGGCGCCACTGACGCTGTCACACCGACACCTGACACTGCGCTGCTGCGGCGGCGGAAGGAGAACGCCATGTACATCAGCGGCACCAGCTTCCCGGACGTCTACGCCGTCGAGGGCATCACGAATGACGTCTACCCGAAGGGGCAGGCACTCATGCGGGTGTGCACCGCACCGGAGGCGAACTACGCCATCACGGGCGGGCTCGTCATCAAGGGCCTCGACACCTCCCTGCAGGCAATCGCGACAGTGTGCGGGTACGGGTTGCCGATGCCGACCAAGCAGCGCGACGACGCCGAAGTCATCATGATCCAGGACGGCGACGCGCTCACCTACGCACTCTGGGCCCGGGGGTTCTGGGACACCACCGAGGGCATGAAGCGCGAGGACGCGATCGCGGTCGCGAACGGGTGGGCTCGCCTGTACGGCAACGCGAAGAACCTCACATACGCGGAGTGGGAAGACCGCAAGCGCGTCGGCACAGCGGGTCGTGACTGAGCCGGAACCGACCGGCTGGGAGCTCATGCGCGCGATGCGCGAGCTTCGATCGTCGGTCGACAAGGTCACGGCCGGGATGGTCTCGCAGGCGCTATTTGCTGCCTTCCAGCAGGCGCAGAAAGAGACCGATGACCGCCTGACCGCCCGGCTCCAGTCGATCGAGACAACGCAGGAGGAGCAGCGCAAAGAGAGAGCGCGACAGTGGTTCGCGATCGTCATGGCGATCGTCTCCGGCGTCGTCTCTCTCGGTGTCGCCCTGATCCTGAAAGGAACACCATGAAGGACGGACGACTCTGGCGCATCGCCACCTTCGCCGTGGTCGGCATCTCAGTCATCGCGCTGCTCGCTGGCGTCGTATGGCTCGCCGTCACCGCGCAGACGCAGCGCGATGAACTCGCCGCTTCCCAGGCGAACGCGCAGGAACTCTACGAGCAGCTGCTCGATGAGGGCGTCGAACCTGACGGCGAAGAACCGGCCGAGGTCAGCCCTCTCGTCCCCGCCAACGGGAAGGACGGCAAGGACGGCGAACGCGGCCCGCAGGGGCCTCCCGCTTCCGCGGCACAGGTGATGGATGGCATCCGCGCATGCTTCGCCTCCGGCCCCCCCTGCACAGCCGACAAGGGTGACAAGGGCGACTCGGGAGACCCCGGTACCGCGGGCGCGAAGGGCGAGCAGGGCGACAAAGGCGATCAAGGCGACAAGGGCGATCCGGGTGACCCCGGCGCTCCAGGCGTCGGCGTCGCCACCATCACCTGCCTCGAAGACGGCACCTGGCAGTTCGTCATGACCGACGGCACCATCCGCGACGTACCCGGCCCGTGCCGCATCGTCATCACCCCTGAACCGAAACCTGACCCCATCCCTGATCCTCCCGAAGGAGAACCCGCATCATGAACGCACTCGCCCGTTTCCTCACGCCCGAGCGTCGACAGCTGATCCAGGCATTCCTGGCCGCTCTCGCCACGCTCGCGATCATGCTCGGCTACGGCACCGCTGGCACGTGGGAGCAGCTGCTCATCATCGCTGGCGCCGTTGTCGGCGCGGTCGCATCGCTGCTCAACCTCGTCAACGTGCGCGTAGCGGACTGGGCCACCCAGGGCTGGGCGATCGTCCGCGCGACGATCTACACCCTCGCCACTGTCGTCTCGCCGTCGCTCGTCCTCCTCGGACTGTACGACGACGCCGTGAACACCCAAATCGTCACCGGGATCTCTCTCGCCCTCACGATGTTCTCCTCCGCGGTCGCGATCTTCACCAGCGGTCAGCAGCAGAAGGTTGTCATCATGGCGCAGGGCGCGGACGGTACCTGGCGCGACCAGGCCACGCACATCGTGGAGAACGGCCAGATCCGTGTGGCCAGCCCGACCAGCGTCTCCGGGCAGATCGAGATCAAGGGCGACTGATGGTCACGTACGCCTACACGGGCGCGCTGACCGACATCGGCCTCGGCAACCTCGGCGGCTGGCAGCCCGAGATGACCGTCCGCCCGAAGGTCTCCGCCTTCGGACCGGACGGTCTCGTCTCGGACGTCCGCGTGCCCGTCGCCCTCGCGGCGGGCGCGTTCACGATGAACCTCATTCCGTCCGGGGATCTGACCCCAGTCGCCGGTGGCACCGCGGGCGTACCCTACGTCGTTGAGGTCGGCCGGTTCGAACTCGCCGAGGACCTCCAGAAGATTTGGCACGGCACCGAGACGTGGGAGTTCACCGCAGTCGACGGCGGCGGCAACGTCGGCGACATGACCGACTTCGCGGCCGCGCCGAACAGCGTCCTCGTTTCCCTCGACCCGCCACCTCCCGGTTACAAGGGGTGGTACCTCAACGGTTCCGTCGACGACCCCAACGTCGGCACTGGCATTCTCGAGATGGTGAGCTAACTATGATCCGGACACCGATCGCCAACATCAAGGGGCCCCGCGGCTTCCAGGGCGAGCAAGGCGTCCCCGGTGCGCCTGGCGTGAACGGCGTCCCGACCGACTCCGCGATCGCCATCAACGTCGAAACGCCCGCGTCGGAGACGTCGCTCGCGGTTGCGCGCGTGGCGGCGCGCGTGGAGGGCCCGCGGCCTCTCGTCGAACCGGACTCCTCCTTCGTGTTCGTGCCCGCGGTTGGTCACGGCTGGGCGAACACGAGCACGTCCTCGTTCGTGCTGCAGGAGCTTGGCGGGCCGCTGAGTCAGCACTTCCTCCGTTTCACGACAGCGGTCGGCAGCCCAGTGGGGTACATCCAGAAGGCGGGCCTCGCGCTCGATCTGACTCAGAGAGCATTCCGAGTCTGGGTGCGTCTCAACATGCACGCCGCGCACACGCTCAAGTTCTTCGCGGGGAACACGGGCATGACGGCGTTCTTCGAGTGGACCATCCAGTCCCGGCCCGACGACGAAGCTTCGAAGTTCGTCAAGACGGGCGACTGGACACCGGTCATCCTGAACTTCGCGGATGCCGTGGTGACAGGCGCCCCATCGCGCGCGGCGCTCACGACGCTGCGGCTTCAGACGGACTCGAACGCTGGATCCTCTGGAACGGTTGACCTTGGCGGCATCAGCCTCGTGCCTCAGGCTCACGGTGGGGTCGTGTCGCTGACGTTCGACGACTCCTGGGTGAATCACGCCACGGTCGCAGAGCCGATCATGACGGCGAAGGGGTACGCGGGCACGGCATACACGATCTGTGACGCGATTGGTTCGTCCTCCTCGTTCATGACGCTGACGCAACTGCGACAGCTTCAGAACGCGGGGTGGGATGTTGCGGCGCACGCCTCCTCTCTGGATGCCCATGCCACCGGGTTCGACGTCCTCACCCCGACGCAGCTGGATGCCGAGTGTCGGAAGAGCATCGGATGGTTGACGGCAAACGGGTTCCGGGGCAGCGATCACCTCGCCTTCCCGATGGGCCGGTACACGCCGGCGCAGGCGCGGATCATCGACAGCTTCTTCGCGACGGCGCGCACGACCTCGGGGACGACCCAAGAGGCGATCCGCCCGTCGGTGCCGTCGAAGCTCCGATCGCTGTACATCACCAACACGACCACAGTCGCGTCCGTGACGGCGGCGATCGACAGGTGCCGCGCGGAAGGCACCTGGCTGATCATCTGCTTCCACCAGATCGTGACGACACCATCTGCGGCAACCCACTGGGCAACGGCAGACTTCCAGGCCGTCATCGACTACCTCGCGTTGAAGTACATGACCGTCCTGCCCGTCAGCGAGGTCGTGCGGCGGCGCTATTAGATGCAAACGAGGACCCCCACTCTCACACTGAGAGTGGGGGTCCTTTCGTCGTTCCAGAGTGGTTCTACCGCTCGGCGCGTTTTGCCCGGTAGTCGATGGCGCTCGCAAGCGCGATTAGCAGTACGCCGAGGATGCAGCTCGCGAAGGCGAGGGGCAGCACATCCTGAAACGCGACGGCTTGGGCGGCATCGATGTCTGTCAGAAAGATGTGGACGCACGCGAGGACGCCCCAGACGGCAAACAGGCCGAGCCCGAGGAATCGCAACACGGTAGTGGTCATGCGTTTATCCTAGTGACCGACGCGCGCCTGCTCACGGGGCGTTTCTTCTTCTCGAGGCGGGAGCCCCACCACCAGATGACCATGTACATCACGACCCCTGTGTTGATGATGGACGTGGGACCGTCCGCGATCCAGGTGCCAAGGACAACGGTGACCCCGGCCATGCCGACGATCTGGATCAGGTTCGTGTGCTGTGTGGTGTTGATCTTGGTCGCGATGCGGCAGAAGATAATGGCGAGCAAGGCGGCGAGCACGATCGCTCCGGGCAAACCGAAGTTGTGGTAGGCCGATCCCCACAGGGACACGGGCGAGGTGCCTCGCGTGGAGCCGTAGAGCACCTGGAAGATCCGGTTCGACAGGTCACTTCCCGCCTGACCGGGGAGCAGTCCAACGATGCCCTGCCACCATTCGCTGCCGGCAGGAATCTGCTGCTCGTAGACGTACTGGAAGCCGACCACCGAGCTCAGCTGGTTGCTGCCGAAGAGGCGGAACGCGAGCTGTTCGAAAAGGATGCCGATCTGCTGTCCGAACCCGGCGGCGGCGCGGAGGTCATCGGCCGCTCGACCGCCAGCGATGGTGGTGAGGAAGAACAGGGCGACGCCGAGCAGCCCGACGCGGAGTGCGTACTTCTTGAAGTTCTTCGGTGCGATCAGGTACGCCGACACGACGGCAAGGGCGAGGGCGAGAACGAACGCTGCACGCTGGCCCGTGCCGAGGAGGAACACGAGCGTCGCGGGGATCAAGATGAGCGCGAGCACCATGCGACCCGTCTTGCGGAAGTGGTACGCGGAAACGATCGCCGCGATTGTCAGGGCAGGGAGCAGCGAGTTCTTGAACTGGTTCACGTACCCGGGGAAGAAATAGCGGCTGCCCGCATAGGACTCCAGGCGCAGCCCTGCGAGGTCTTCGTTCGTGTCCCCCGCGATCGACTGCAGAGACTCGAAGAAGGCGATGTATCCGATGCTGGCGAAGTAGCCGGCGCTGACCGCGAGCGCAAGGATGATCCAGAACGCAACCGATTTGGTGGGGATCGCGTAGTCAACTTCCGGGGCGTAGTTCTTCCGCGTGCGCTCGCGATTCACGAAAGAAGCAACGAACGCGACAACGACGAGGGTGCTGAAGGTCAGCATGATCAGCGTGCCATGCATCTCGTCGGCGGGTTGCGCAGGGTCGAGCGCCGGAAGCGTGCCAGCGGCCATCATCGCCTGCGCGTAGACGAACAGGCTGATCACGGACAGGTGGCCGAATCGCGCACCAGCGGTGATCGCATAGAGTCCGACGAGGGCGAAGACGAAGAGGAGTAGTTCAGGCACGGCTGAACCTGGGCATCGACGTCTCACTCACCCTGCGAGTATAGGGCGAGCTACGGCTCACCAGCCGCCGTGGGAGGTCCCCTCGTCGGCGCATACCTCGGAGCAGTAACGACCTGGGGCACCGATCGCACCCCATGGCTCGACGTCGGACAGGTCACGTCCGCAGGTGCCGCAGACAGTCGGCTCCGCATAGAACGACCGCACCCAGTCGACAAGCTGCTGCATCATGATCGAAATCATAGACCCCCACTCTGCTTCGGCCGGGTGGGGGTCTTTTCGTCGTCTCAGCGGACTCCAGGTGGGCGCGTGTACCCGAGAGTGCTCGGCGCTGGCATAGACCGTCTCTCCTGCCCGACCGCGATCCATGGCTCGAGGCCGGGAAGGTCCCGCAGTGCAGTGCACAGGATGCGGGTGTAATCGTCCTCGAAGTAGCCGACCCAGGTGCCGACAGACTCGGTGAGGATGTGGTGCCGGTCGCCGGCGGTGGCGAGCAGTTCGGCGATGACGGGCGCGGGATCGGTGGTGTAACGGTTGCGGGAGCAGATCGCGTCGAGGCGGACGCTGAGCCGAACGTCGGGTGAGAGTCCTCGTGATGCCATGGCCGGATCCTTTCTCCGGCCGAGGTCATCGATTCTACGACGGTCAGCGGCACTCCGCGATGTCGAGCGAGGCGGGGAGGTGAGCGGCAGCGAAATCGGCGGGTGCGGCTTCGGCGCCGACGTTGTACAGAGCAACGAGGTCGGCGCAGTGCTCGGTGAGGGCGATGTAGGCCCGCTCGGCGCGCTGGTCCTCAGGGTCCGCGAGGTGCGCGGTGTGGGCGACCTGGATGCCGACTGTTGTGGCGTCGAACTCGGCGAGGCGCTCGGCGAAGCGCGGTGCGGTTCCCAGTCCGGTTCCGGCGGCGAGTCCGAGAGTGAGGGCGAGGGTGACAAGTGCCTTGAACATGATGTGCCTTTCGTTGGAAACCGGTATCCGGTTTCGTGGTGGAGTTGCTACGCTATACCGTAGCAGAACTACTACGAAATGGAAGAGGCAATACGCTATGAATGTGACCCGCCCCCGCCAGGAACTCGACGCCGCACACCGCGGACGCCTCGAGCGCGCGGCCGAAGCACGCCGACGATCCGACGCCGAGATGAAAGCTGCAGTGCTCGCCGCCTCCGAAGCTGGAGGATCCGTGCGAGTCATCGCTGAGGCCGGCAAGCTCTCCACCGCCACCGTGCGCGACTGGATCAAGAACGCCCCAAGCGACTGA